AATCAATCCAAAAAGAATATATTAGATGATGATCCAAATGCTGTTAGAAAGTATCCTGCGTATGTAGTGAATAGATGTTTATCATCCTTCACTGACACTGTGTTGTATGCTAATGAAATGAATAAGAACTCGCATCTACCTAACAAGATGCAATATGACTTTTTTCTAAATAGTGTTAAACCAAGGAAAAGATTTTCTCCTTGGGCTAGGAAAGATTCTATTGATTATCTTGATATAGTTAAAGAGTATTATGGTTATAATGATGATAAAGCTCTCCAAGCACTCAGGATTCTCACCAAGGATCAACTAGATAAAATATCATATCTATTGAGAAAAGGTGGTAACAATGGCAAGCGAGATTGAGGTTTCTTGGAAACAATCTGACATGGTAGAGGTAACTCTAAGTGAACCAGATGATTTTCTTAAAGTACGAGAGACATTAACTAGAATAGGAGTTGCTTCTAGAAAAGAGAAAAAGATATATCAATCTTGTCATATACTTCACAAGCAAGGTAAGTATTATATCGTACACTTCAAAGAATTATTTGCATTGGATGGTAAGAATACTAATTTTTCTAGTAATGATCTTCAAAGAAGAAATAGGATAGCAAAATTGTTATCTGATTGGGGATTGATTGGTATTGTTAATGAGAGTCAAGTAGAAGATCTTGCTCCATTAAATCAAATCAAAGTGTTAAGTTTTAAAGATAAAGGTGACTGGACGCTAGAAAGCAAGTATAATATTGGTAGGAAAAAGCAAGAGGATTAATGGAAAATCACCCTACTAGGGTTCATTATGATAATCCAAAAATGTATAGATGGACGAGTTGGGATGCTAACACACCTTTCGCTCCATCTTTTGATGTACCAGTTTATATTGATAACTGTGGTAATTCAATTACAAAAGATTTAATTAAATTATGTGAACAATATAAATTTTCTAGAGATAATTGGATAGAATATAATATATTCTCTATGACTGATTTTGTAATTGGTCTTCTTTCAGATAGAATCTATCAAGTATATACAGATTACATGGTAGAATTAAAAGAAGAACCATTATCAAAAGATAAATTATGGATTCGTGGGTGGGGTGTAACATTAAATGCCGATGAAGGTATAGATCATCATTCACATGCGTTTCATGAAAATACTTATCTAAGTGGTAACATTTCTTTGTCCGATTTAAATACTTCAACTGATTATTTTTTTCCATACTTAGGATGGTATTTTGATTACTGGAAAGTAAAAAATAAATTAGGTAATATATCTTTGTTTCCCTCTTGGTTAGAACATAAAGTTGATCCTAATACTACAGGACATGTACGGTTCTCACTAGCATTTGATATGTTTACAGAACATACCATAGATTATATTAGCAATAACCGTAATGATTCTTCGGTACTCCAGAAAATTATTACGTTGGCAAAACGTATGGATCATGTTTAAATAGTAGTGTGATGCCTTTAGGGTCACATAAACTACACGTCGCTTTTAGGAGGACACAAAAATGGTCACATTTGACTGGGAAACCTATACCCCATACATGTTAGGATTTGAAAATGATATCAAAAGACTCACCAGACTACAAGCTTTATCAGCAGGTGGAACAAATTACCCACCTTACAACATTGCTACAGGATCTAATAACAGAACCATTCTGGAAGTCGCTCTTGCTGGATTTTCAAGAAAAGATATTGAAGTCTCAACAGAAGAAGGAGTACTAACAGTATCAGCATCACCAGATACAGAAGTAGATAAAGTATATTCTCATAAAGGAATTGCTACTAGATCTTTCAGTAAGAATTGGCAATTAGGAGATGATGTTGAAGTTGAGTCTGTAGATTATAAAGATGGATTACTTACAGTGGTACTAGAAAAATTTGTACCAGAAGAGAAAAAGAAAAGGATCTGGTTTTCAGAGAAAAAGGAATCTCTGGAAGGATCTAAATAAAATATATGGGAGGACTTGACATCCTCCCTTTTTATTGCTATAATTTTAGAAAAGAGAATTTAGATATGACTGAGACACCTCAACAAGAAACACCTACACAGATTGAACATAACATTCGTGTAGTTCATGTTATTACAGGTGAACATATTATATGTAATTTTGGACAAATAAGAGAAGAGGTTGATGGAGAACAAAAATTTGTTGCATATCAACTTTTATATCCATTATCATTGTCCTTAACAGAAGGAGAAGAGGGACAATTCAATGTAACTTATCGTAGATGGAATCCTTATACTCCATTTGAAGATCATAGGATTAATCCTACTTCTGTTATCGCAGCAATGCCACCTGCTGATGACATTTTACAGAACTATGTTGGCAAATTAGCAGAAGCAAATATTGATTTGTCCTTCTTACCAAACAACGGAAAAGATATTTTAGGAACTACAGATGGAGAACCAACCCAAGAACCTACAAGTGCTGCTACTGAAGGACCAGTGGTTGCTAGCCAAGGTTGAGGAAATTGAGGGAGTAGAATTTGGTGATCCAGATTGTATCCTCATAGAACCGTTGGCAATTAATGGAACAACTGTTACAGATTGGATACCATTTGCTGACACAAAAGAGATAGTTATCAGATCTTCTGATATACTAACCTTTATGGAACCAGGCAAAGATTTACTTGCCAGTTATTATAGTTACAAACCAATTGAGCCTGAAATACTTACAGAATGAAGTTTTACACTAATGTTGAACAGGCAGGTAACCGCCTTTTAGTACGAGGGTACGAAGGCGGTTCTCCTTTTTCCTATAGGGTTTCTTTTAACCCTACACTTTATGTTGCCAGTAAAAATTATTCTGATTGGAAAACTCTTGAAGGTGATTGTGTTGAACCCCTAAAATTAGGGTCTATAAACGATGCTAAAGAATTTATTAAGAAATACAGAGAGGTTGATGACTTTGATATCTATGGTAATACTAGGTATCTTTATCAGTATATTGTGGAACAACATCCAGAGGATGAGATCAGATATGATACTTCAAAAATTCGTATCTTTAATATAGATATTGAAACTGCTGCTGAGAATGGGTTCCCCAACATAGAATTAGCAGATCAAGAAATACTAGCGATCAGTATTAAAGACTCTTATACTGGTCGTATCATTGTCTTTGGTGCTAGACCATTTGACAATAAAGATTCTGAAGTAGATTATATGCACTTTAGAACTGAAGAGTCTATGTTATCTGCATTTCTGGAATTTTGGAATGAGAATTACCCTGATGTTGTTACGGGTTGGAACGTACAGCTTTTTGATATTCCCTATATCGCTCGCCGTATTGATAGGATACTCGGTGAGAAGGCTGCTAAGACCCTTAGCCCGTGGAAGCTTATATCTTCTAGAGAAATTTTTATCAAAGGACGTAGACAAATCGCCTACGATCTACCAGGAATTTCTACGTTGGATTACCTTGAATTATACAGGAAATTTACTTATACAAACCAAGAAAGCTATCGCCTTGATCACATCTGTATGGTTGAACTTGGAGAGAGAAAGTTAGATCACTCTGAGTTTGATACATTCAAAGAGTTCTATGAAAAAGATTGGCAAAAGTTTATTGAGTATAACATCCATGACGTTAGGTTGGTAGATAAACTTGATAATAAGATGAAACTACTTGACCTAGCATTTACTATGGCATATGATGCTAAGGTTAATTATGAAGATGTATTTTCACAGGTAAGAATGTGGGACAACTACATTTATTGCGAATTAAACAAACGTAATATTGCTATTCCTCCTAAGAGAGCAGCAACTAAAGAAGAAAAGTATGCAGGTGCTTATGTTAAAGAACCGAAAACAGGACGCTATGATTGGGTGGTTAATTTTGACCTCAACAGTCTGTATCCTCATCTTATTATGCAGTACAATATCAGTCCAGAAACCTTACAGGAGACTAGACATGCCAGTGCGAGTGTTGAAGGGATCTTAAACAAAAAGATAGAACTAGACCCTGAGTTTGCTACATGTGCTAATGGAGCACAGTACAGAAAGGATAAGCATGGGTTCTTACCATTGATGATGCAGAAGATGTATGATTCTAGAGTCATCTTTAAAAAGAAAATGATCAAGGCAAAACAACAGTATGAAAAAACTCCTACTGTTGAACTAATGAATGAGATTTCTAGATGTAATAATATACAGATGGCAAAGAAGATCTCTTTAAACAGTGCTTATGGTGCTATTGGTAACGAACATTTTAGATATTATCGTCTTGCAAATGCTGAAGCAATCACTTTATCAGGACAAGTTTCTATACGTTGGATAGAAAACAAGATGAATGCTTATCTAAATAAACTGCTCACGACAGACAAGGTAGATTATGTCATTGCATCCGACACCGACTCAATATATCTTAATCTCGGACCTGTTGTTGATAAATTTTTTAGTAATAAGTCTGACGATAAGAATAAAATTGTTGAGTTACTTGACAAGGTCTGTAAAGATAAATTGGAACCGTTCATTAACGCATCGTATGAAGAACTGGCAACGTATGTTAATGCATATGATCAAAAAATGATCATGAAACGTGAAAATATTGCAGATCGTGGAATATGGACTGCCAAGAAGAGATACATATTAAATGTGTGGGACTCTGAAGGAGTCAGATATAAAGAACCCAAGATGAAAATCATGGGTCTAGAAACAGCGAGGTCTTCAACACCTCAATATTTTAGGGACAAGTTATATGCAGCTTTTAAGATCATTATCGGCAAAACAAATGATGAGCTTATCTCTTTTGTCAATGCAGTCAGAACAGAGACAAGAGAGCAAGGTCAAGAAGGAGTTGCCTTCCCCAGAGGGGTCAACAACCTTGAAAAATACCGCAGCAGAACTGACATCTATTGCAAAGGAACACCCATCCACGTAAGGGGTGCATTACTCTACAATAATTTTGTTAAGAAAAACAAATTAGAACATAAGTATCCGTACATTCAAGAGGGAGAAAAGATCAAGTTCATCTACTTAAAGACACCCAATCCATTACATGAGAATTGTGTGTCCTTTTTTAGCACTATCCCACCAGAGATGAACCTTGACAAATATGTTGATTATCAGTTACAATTTGAGAAGAGTTTTCTAGAACCACTCAAAAACGTGCTACAATGCGTGGGATGGACACATGAAAAGAAAGTAACACTAGGGAGGTTTTTTGAATGAGTAAAACTGTATGGACTGTCACGTATCAGGACAATCAAGTGGAAGCACTTGAAGCAGAACAAATAAAAGTCTTTGAAGATCGTCAAGCTGCAAGGTTTTATGCTCTTGAAATGGCAAGAAAATATGATTATATTAATATGTACGAAAGTGAGGTAACAGATGGGTTTTCTAGATAGCGTTATAAAGGATAGTGGAAATGAATTTGCGAGTAAGGTTAGTGATGGAGTGGCTGCAGGAGATACATCCTCTTTTGTTGATACTGGCTCTTACATTTTCAACGCTGTCGTTAGTGGTTCTTTATTTGGAGGTATTCCATCCAACAAAGTCACTGCATTGGCAGGAGAATCCTCAACAGGAAAAACTTTCTTTGCCCTTAGTGTTGTACGCAACTTTCTTGATAACAATAGCAACGGTGGGGTTATTTACTTTGAGTCTGAATCTGCTCTCAGTAAGGATATAATTGAAACTAGAGGAATTGATTCAAAACGAATGGTAATCTTTCCTGTTGCAACAATAGAAGAGTTTAGAACTCAAGCAACTAGGATTGTTGACAAGTATATGAAAGAACCAAAGGAGGAGCGTCAACCATTGATGTTTGTTCTTGATTCTCTTGGTATGCTGAGTACATCAAAGGAGATGGAAGACATCACCAATGATAAACAGGTCAGAGACATGACTAAATCACAGTTGATTAAGGGTGCTTTTAGAGTATTGACTCTTAAGTTAGGTCAAGCAGGTATTCCCATGCTTGTTACTAATCACACATATGATGTGATTGGATCTTATGTGCCAATGAAAGAAATGGGAGGTGGTGCAGGTCTAAAATATGCAGCATCTACCATAGTATTCTTAACTAAATCAAAAGAGAAGGAGGGTACGGACTTGGTGGGTAACATTATCAAGTGTGAAGCAAAAAAATCTAGATTATCTAAGGAGGGTTCTAAAGTTGCTACCAGATTATATTTTGACGAACGTGGATTGGACAAATATTATGGACTCATTGAACTTGGTGAGAAGTACAACGTATTTAAGAGGGTGGGAAACCGTATCGCCATTGGTGGTAGTAATGTTTACCCTAAGTCTATACTCAGTGATCCTGAGAAATACTTCACAGATGAAATAATGGCAAAACTAGAAGAAGCAGCACAACAAGAATATAGTTATGGCAACTGAAAGAATTGAAGAAACAATTCTTAGGAATTTATTACATGACGAGGAGTATTATCGTAAGGTAGTACCATTTGTCAAGGCAGAATATTTTATTGATCTTCATGAGAAAGTAATTTTTGAAGAGATTCAAGAATTTTCTACCAAATATGATAAAGTTCCTACCAAAGAAGTACTCAATATAAATCTACAGAATCGTAGTGATTTAACAGATGAGACATTCCAACAATGTCTTGTTGAAATTAAAAATTATAACGATGAATGGGTAGATAAAGATTGGGTGGTAGATGCTACAGAAAAGTGGTGTCAAGATCGTGCTATATATCTTGCGTTAATGCAATCAATCAAGATTGCTGACGGTGGAGATGGTAAGTTAGACAAGGGTGCTATACCTAATATCCTTCAAGAAGCTTTAGCTGTCTCTTTTGATGAACACATAGGACATGATTACATTGAACAATCTAAAGATAGATACGAGTTCTACCATAGGACAGAGGAAAAGATTCCCTTTGATCTTGAAAAGTTTAATTATATCACGAAAGGTGGTATCCCTAACAAGACTCTTAATATCGCACTCGCTGGTACGGGTGTCGGGAAGTCTTTATTCATGTGCCACGTGGCTAGCTCCATCTTGTTGCAAGGACGGAACGTATTATACATTACATGTGAAATGGCAGAAGAAAAAATTGCTGAACGAATTGACGCAAATCTTCTCAACTGCAACATAAGAGATATACCCGAACTTCCAGAGGTTCTTTACAACTCTAAAGTACAAGAGATATCTAGAAAGACTCAAGGTAAGTTAATTATTAAAGAGTATCCTACTGCATCAGCACATGCAGGTCATTTTAAAGCACTTTTATCTGATCTAAGTTTGAAGAAAGATTTCAAACCTGATATAATATTCATAGATTACTTAAATATATGTGCAAGTGCTAGGTATAAAGGTGCTATCGTAAACTCATACACATATGTTAAAGCAATCGCAGAAGAACTTCGTGGTCTCGCAGTTGAACACAATGTTCCAATCGTATCCGCTACTCAAACTACTCGTGCAGGTTTTGGGAATAGTGATCCTGATCTTACTGACACAAGTGAGTCTTTCGGTCTCCCTGCAACTGCTGACCTTATGTTTGCTCTTATTTCTACCGAAGAGTTAGAATCTCAAGGTAGAATAATGGTTAAACAATTAAAGAATAGATACAATGATCCTACCAGTAACAAAAAGTTTATGGTGGGCATTGACAGAGCGAAGATGAGACTGTATGATGTTGCTGATAGTACATCTGTTATGGATGTAGAGGAGGAAGAAGGGATGCCACAGTTCTCACAAACACAAAACCGATTATCTAAATTTGCTGAATGGAATGTATAAATTATGGCTATTGATTTTAAAAAATATGAACACTTTGTAGATGCTGTCACATCCGATAGTTCTAAAGATTTTGTCAGTCTTGCTGATCGCATGGGTGAACTTGACAGACAAGGTGCCTGCATTGAACGCCTTACCACTGCTGGCGTTGGGCTTGCTGCTGAGTCTGGAGAGTTCTTGGAGATCATTAAGAAAATGGTATTCCAAGGAAAGCCATGGAATACTGATAATAGAGAGCATCTTATTATTGAGTTGGGTGATGTTCTTTGGTACGTAGCACAAGCATGTATAGCATTAGATGTAGATTTTGATGATGTTATCAAAGGAAATGTTAAAAAACTAGAGAAAAGATATCCTGGTGGTAGTTTTTCTGTAGAAAAATCTGAAGTCAGAGCAAAAGGTGATCGTTAGATCTAAATAGATGAGTATAGTACTCATCTACGATGAAAGCTTCGGATCTTGCAAAACCTACTCAAGCAGATTTAGATTATCAAGGAAGGTCAACTGACTTCTTTGACATGTTGTTTCGTCTAAATGGAAAAGACAATAGATTTGTTACTAAACATGGTGTACTACAGATACATGAAGTAATTTTATCCGAACGTCTTAATCCAGGATCTAAATCAAAAGATAAACAAGTACAAAAATTTCACATAAAAGTACATAACATGAGGTATCTAGAAGAAGATATCAGAATGTTTCAAAATTTTTTTATGTCTAGATTATGTGATGGATTGCGAGGTGGTAACGATATAGATTTTGTTTGTAGTTTACCTGGTAGATCGTTAAATAATAAAAGATTTGACTTAAAACTAGATGATATTTCAAAGATGCAGTTTGGTGGTCAAGGACCAGGCGGAAAGAAAGTTAACTTTGGTCTTGAATACGAGCAGAAATTAGCATCTACTTATAAGTCTTTGTCTATGGGTAATAATATAGATGGAAAACCTTGGGCAGTACATGTTGAAAAAATGAATCAGCACTTTGAAAATATTAGTGGTGCTGGTTTATCTTATGTTGAATGGGCAGGACCACAAAATACTTCAAGACCTCTCGTTGAAAAAGCGGGAGGTGTTGTTATATCATCTGATGGTAAAACAGACGCAAAAATAGGTGAAACTATACAGGATGTAATGGTTCAGTATGGTGGTGACATGACAAAATATACAGATAAACCAGATCCAAGTGCTGACACATATTATATTTCAGTAAAATATGGTGAAACCTTAGCATTTTTTAATTGTGGTGTACAAGGTAAAGGATCTAAAGATGCTACTCCTTTCTTTGTTCATGAAGATATGAATAATGATGAGATAGCACCAGCTGGCCAGACATTATTAGACATGTTTAACATAGAACAACAACCTTTCATAGATATTTTTAAAAAATTTAATAAGGGCGGTTCTGGAATGAGTCCTTATATAGTTAATACTACTCTTACTCCTACTCAAAAAACATCATTAGAAAAATTAATTTATAGTGGTGTTGGATATGGTTATTGGATGGCACATTTTACCAAAGGAAAGTTTGAATTTTATGAGATAGATGAACCATATTGTAAAAGAGCTTCAACACTTAAGTCTAATAAAGTAGAACTACAGTATGGAGGAAGTGATGGAAAAAGTAAAAGAATTAATATGATCTTTGCAACTCAAAAATATAATTTTACTTTTAATATAAGAAATAAACAAGGTGCTGTTTGGCCATCACATACTAATGGTGACTATAAAACTAACACACAACCCCCTACTTTATAATGGCTAACGTAACACAACTAAAACATTTAGAACATTTAGAAGATGAGATGCTCAACTATGGTGTTGAGGGGTGTAAAGCTGCTGTTAATTTTTTAAAAGAATTAAGAAGGATGCTTGGATGTGATAATAGTACAGGTTTTATGCAAACTAAATGGGATGGAGCACCTTCTATAGTGTGTGGTAAACATCCTCTTACAGGTCATTTTTTTGTTGGAACTAAATCTGTTTTCAATAAAGAAAATCCAAAAGTTTGTACAAATCACACAGTTATTGATGCTTTTTACTCAGGTGATTTAGCAGACAAATTACATGTAGCATTGAATATGTTTGCAGGTCTTGGTATTGAAGGAGTGATACAGGGAGATTTGATGTTTACAAAAAAAGATGTCAAAACAGAGACCATTCATGGTGAAAAGTTGTACATATTCAGACCTAATACTATCACCTATGGTATTCCTGTAGACCATGAGATAGGTAAAAAAATTAAAGGAGCAGAGATTGGCGTGGTATTTCACACCAGTTACATTGGAGATAGACTTTCTAGCTTACAAGCCGTGGCTGGAGCAGATATCAGATCATTTAACAATATGTCTGAAGTAGCGGTGATCAATAATGATACTCCTATGCATAAGGTAGGGTTAAATCATCAAGAAGAAGTCAAGTTTGATAAACATGTATCAGACATAGAAGCAATGTGTATGAAGTGTGGTGATTTTCTTGATGAATTGGTCACCAATACAGGTAAAACAGGTGATGAAAAGTGGCATGTAGCATCATATTTAAAACCATTTTTTAATGCTGAGATAAAAGCAGCAAGGACTATTACTAATGCTGATACATCATTTGAAAATCTTTATAATTTTTACTATGATAAGACCACAGCAATGCTTGATAAGATTAAAACAGCATCAACCAAGGCACAGAAGAGTAAGTTAGTACACAATAGTCAGAACTATTTAAGACTTAATTCGTATAAATTCAAATCAATGCTGAATCTTTATAAAGAATTACAGACAGTTAAGCAAATGGTTATTAATAAACTAGATCATCTAGAAACTTTTAGAACATTTGCTCAGACTGACAACGGATATAAGATCACAGGACCTGAAGGGTATGTACTACATAGAAATGGTGATATGATTAAGTTTGTTAACCGTTTAGAGTTCTCTTACATTAACTTTACTTTGGCAAAACAATGGCGTTAAAGGGTAAAAGATGTTACTTTACATTTGGTAGGTTTCAACCACCTACTTCTGGACACAAAGACAACTTTGCTGGTGTAAAGAGAGCAGCTGGTGCTGATGATTATCGTATATACATCTCACAAACTGTAGATACTAAGGGTAAAAATCCATTACCACCAGATAGAAAATTGTTTTGGATAACTAAAATGTTTCCAGAGCATAAAGGTAAGTTTTATAGTGGTCCTAGAGAACCAGTTGCTATTATGAAAGATTTAATGATGGGAGGATATGATGAAGCGGTGTTTCTTGTAGGCTCTGATAGGGTTGGTGCGATGCAATTCTTACATAAATACAATGGCAATGATAAAGATTTTTCATTTCGTGTTTTACAAATAGTATCTTCTGGTAGTAGAGATGCAGATGGTGATACCTTTGCAGTATCTGGTACTAAGATGAGAAGAGCAGCATTTGCTGGTGACTTCAAAGCATTTCGTGCAGGCATACCAAAAACATTAAGTGATAAAGACTGTTATGCTATGATGGTAGAAATTGCATCAAATTTACCAGCAAATTTTAAATGAAAACATTTCAAGATTTCCAAGAATCTGCTTGGCAACGTAAAGAGGGTAAGAATAAGTCTGGTGGACTCAATGAAAAGGGTCGCAAGTCTTATGAACGTGAGAATCCTGGTAGTGATTTAAAAGCACCACAACCTGGTGGAGGACCTAGAAAGAGATCATTCTGTGCAAGAATGGGTGGAGTAAAGGGACCTATGAAAGATGAGAAAGGAAGACCAACCCGTAAGGCATTAGCACTACGGAAGTGGAAATGCTAAATGAAAAACTTTAGAAAACTACGTGAACAAGCACTCAGACAACAGTACCGTAAGAAAGAAGTATTTGTTGAGGGTGATTACGTAATGAATGCTACCACAGGACAAAAAGGTAAGATCCACAGAGCAGGTGTTAACTATGTTATATGTGTTACTGAGGAGGGTGAAATGTTCCGTGCGTGGGTAAAGGATATTAGAGATATAAATAGAACCTAGAGGACTGTCTAAAAGTATAAAATGGATAAACAGAGAGCCGTTAATACTGTCACCGCAAATGACGAGTATTCAAAAGAATTGATGAAGATGTATGAGAACTGGATGGGTGGCGATTGCTTCCAAGGTTCTAACATCAAAGAGGAAGAGATTCCTACTGGACAGAAGCAAGGTGGTGGAACTGGTGCAGCGTTTAAGTCTGCTATTGGTGAGTTACCTGCTATAGAATACGATAAAGCAACTACAATACCTACTGGTAAGGTTGTTAATACTGACGATGATAGTCAGAAAGACCCTAAAGAAACATCTAATGGCGGTGAACCTGGTGTTGCACTCAAGGGTTCTATGACAATGGGACAGGGATCTATGTCAGGTGGTGTTCCACAAACACATGGTGCTCAGATAAAAAACATGACTTTAATTTCTAAAGAAGAAATTGAGATTGATGGCGAAACAATTGTACTTGAAAAAGCAAAAGGTCTTGATGGTAAGGCATGTTGGAAAGGATACAAGCTTGCTGGTACTAAAAAGAAAGGTGGAAAGACTGTTGACAACTGTGTTAAAGCAGGTTTTGAACCAGAAGGTGAGCAGTTAGAAGAGAAGAAAGCAAAGAAAGATTATGATGGAGATGGCAAGGTAGAGTCTGGTAAGGACGAGTACTTTGGATCTAGAGACAAGGCTATTAAGAAAGCGATGGGTAAGAAGTCTAAGTCTGTGAAAGAGCATCATGAAAAAGATAAGGATGGTAATGAAATCCCTCATAAAGAGGAAGTAAAAACTGAAGAATGGAAATCAGCAGCTAAAAAGAAGGCTGCTAAAATTATGTCATACTATGGAAAGAAGTGAACTTGATTCAATAGCAAAAGAAATACATTTTGAAACAAATGCATTTTATTCAATTGATAGAAATGAAATTCGTGATCATTTAAAAAAGTTAAAACAAATTAAAAAAGACTTGAAAAGAAACCCTATTGGTACTCCTTTAAGAAAGAGAGATAGAATCAATTATGAAAAATCTTAAACAATTTAGAGAAGACTACGCTGCTAAAATTAAAGCTAAGAAAGAAATAAAATTGAAGAAGGGTACTACATTAAAGATAATGCCACAAGTTCCTTCAAATCCTGATAAAGCATTGGGTGTCAAGGAAAGCAAGGAGTCTTGTAGTGAAGGTCAATACTATTGCAATGATGATCAGAAGTGTAAACCTATACCAAAAGGTACAAAAGTAGGTAGTGATGGTATGCTAGTTAAGGAAGCTTCATTAGCACAAGCAAAAAGAAATATTGGTAGAGATCCTAAGAAAAAAACTTGTTGGACAGGTTACAGAGCTCAAGGAACTAAGATGAAAGGTGGTAAATCTGTACCAAATTGTGTACCAGCATAAGAACTGTTATAAATATAACACCTATATAATATAACAATTGTTTTAATTATGACTAAATTTTTACTCCCTATCGCAATCAATGTAATTAACAAAGCGGTAGATAAAATCCCAGAGGATCTAGAAGAGACACTTAAGAAGTTTGTTATCGGTATCCTTAAAAAAGCTGCTGAGAAATCAGGCAACAAAGTGGATGATCAATTAGTAGCTGCTTTAGAGAAAGCATTACTTGAATAAATATAATATAGACAACTTTTAATAACGGAGCATATCAATGTCACTTTATGGTAAGGACGACAGCAATGCCAATAAAACCAAAGCTGGTATTGGTGTTGCTTCAAGTTCACAAGCAAAAACAATAGTTTATATTGACGAAACAGAAGCAGCACTTGCACAGAATAAAGCACGTGGATTGAATGCTCCTGGTTGGTGGTCATACTTCACTTATAACGATAGTGCAGGTAACCCACGTCACAAAGCAGAACAATTAATCTTCATCGCTAACGGTGAAGCAAACTCTGGAGAGACACAGGCAGATGATACTCTTGCTGGTGATTTTGTTTCTACAGTTACAACAACTAACCCATCCAACGCATCTGTTTCAGCAACTGCTACTGCTCAGTTCACAGTTGCTGGTACACCAACAGGTTCTGCTTCAGCATTTGATGGTGCTGCAAACAATGGAAACACAGCGGGTAGAACTGCTGGTACTTTCGTAATTACTGCTACTGGTGGTACAGGATCAGGTGCTAAGTTCTCTGTTGTAGTTGATGCTAACGGTGCTGCTACACCTACACTTACAGCAGGTGGTGGTGGATACACAGACAATGATGTATTGACACTAAGTAAAACTGGTACATACGCTGGTGCAACTGACGTTACTGTCGTTGTTAACGGTGTTGGTGCTACTGCAACATATCAGTGGCAAGTCAGTACAGATGGTACTAACTTCACTAATGTTTCAACAGGTTCTGGTGGAACAACTGCTACATACACTACAGCAGCAACAGCAGCTGGTGACAGTGGTAACAAGTATAGATGCGTAGTTGGAACCTCACAAGGTGCAACACCTGCAACATCTACTGCTGCAACCCTAACCGTTACTTAATATGTAAATGAAGTTTGATGAATTGACCCAGGAAAACTGGACTATCTTCGCTATTAAAAATTATAATAATCCTCAGTCAGTTACATACGCTGACTTTGAAGAGGATATAAAAAAATTTAAGTATATCAAGAGGCTCTTCCGTAGGTTTGAAACCACGGGAGAGCTTAAAAAACATCTAATACTTAATCATATTATATTATTGTATAATGTATTTGGTGATGGTGCAACGCCTTTACTCTTCTTTAAGATAGAAGATAATTACTGGCCAGTTATGAAGGCATTTCTATTATTTTTAGATAGACTTCCTCCATCACTAAATAATGATGTAAATAACGACTGTTTAAAGGAGTTGAATCTGATATGAAAGCTGGAGATGGTTCTGGATTAGCACTACCACCAGCGTTCGTAGTAGTCAATCCAAGACAACACCGACGTTATAAAAAAGGCAACAAAGACCAAGTTGATGGTCGTACATCTGGTGCTAAAGAATTGATGTCTCGCATTAATAGAAGAAAAATGAAGAAAGAACAAGTAGAAGAAAAACAAATTTCTGAAGCAGCTCCTTCAAACACTGAACGAGCACAAAAACAAATCGGTCAGATGAAGAAGTTGAAGCGTCAGAAGCAACTTCAATCTAGAAAGGACACTGCCAAAAAGTCTATGGTTGATAAGACCAAGGAAATGGATGTCCTTATGAAGGCACGTCTTCAAGATTTTAAAAAGAAGGCATCGTCTCAAACTAAGAAACTTAGTAAACTTAATAACTCTATAGAATTGGAAGGTGATAAAATGATCAGAGAAGCACAAGACGTAGTACAAGTTGCACTTGATGTAGCAACACAAGAACTAAACCCACAAGGGGAAACACATTTTGCTAAGATTGATTTTGCTGATGGTTCATCACAGAACTTAGATAACTTCTCTGCTAAGAGAATCGCTGCATGCTATGCTAGTCTAGAGAAGGACGAGTACAAGCAACAGTTCCAGTACATGTTAAACAAAGATGCTGCATCTTATCAATCTGCCCTAGATTTTGCTGTTCGTAATGTCTGATGGAAAACCAAGGTGTTAACGCTGCCATACTTGAAAGATTAGAAAAAGTTGTCTCATCCCTACAGGAAAACTCTGTAAAGATGGGACAACTTCTTGCTGTGCATAATGAGAAGTTAGAAAAACAAGATCGTATTGACGCAGTTCTCTTTGAAAAAGTAGACAGTGTACACCGTGAGGTAAATCGCAAGGCAGAGGAGATAAAGAAAGGTTGTGAGAGGGACATACGTAAAATTGATGAACGTCTTAGGACAATGGAAAAGAAGATGTGGTCTATTTTTGGTGCTCTTGCTGTTGTATCTTTCATCGTTAGCATACCAGGACAAGCAATCCTCAAAGGAATCTTTACAGAAAAACAAAACCCCTTGACAAATTTACCACAAACCACTATGATGTATTCATCACAAGTATCTTGATGCATCTTTGTCATACCTTGACGTAAAATATATACAACTCGTTTCACCCCGTCTGACCCTCTTCAAAAAGAAGAAGGCAGACCTTTTTAATTTCAGATGTCCTTACTGTGGTGATTCACAGAAGAGGAAAAATAAAGCTCGTGGATATTTGTTCAAGATTAAAAATGATTTTGTATATAAATGTCACAATTGTGGTGTTGGTAGAACATTATCAAACTTTATAAAAGATCAAGATTCTCTTCTTCATGACCAATATGTGATGGAGAAATTTAAAGAAGGCACTACTGGTAAGGGTACTGTCACACCGAATCCAAAATTTAATTTTTCCCCTCCAAATTTTCATAGGGGTGATATCAATTTAGAGAAGATCTCAGAGCTAAATACCTCACACGTAGCACGAGAATATCTTGAAAAACGAGGTATCAAAGACTTAGATTATTTCTACTATTGTCCTAAGTTTAAGTCTTGGACTAATGAGCAGAAAAAAACCTTTGATAACTGCCGACAAGATAGTCCTCGTATCATAATCCCGTTCAGGGATAAAGATGGTAAAGTCTTCGGATATCAAGGCAGATCGTTAGCCGCAAAGGCACAGATGAGATACATTACGATAATGCTTGATGAGGATAAACCCAAAATCTTTGGACAAGACAGAATAAATGATCAAGAACCAGTTTATATTGTTGAAGGACCGTTTGACTCCACGTTTATCAAAAACTCAGTTGCTATGGCTGGTTCCGATATTGACTGTCGGACGTATGGTTGGAGCGATTATATTTGGATTTATGATAACGAGCCACGCAATAGAGAAATCGTCAACAGAATCTCCAAGTCAATTGACAGAGGAGATAAGGTCGTAATATGGCCAAATAATATACACCAAAAGGACATAAATGACATGCACCTTTATGGACATAGTGTGCAAAATGTGGTACAATCTAATGTGTACCAAGGATTAGAAGCAAACCTTAGACTTAACAATTGGAAAAAAATATGAGTAACGGAATTAAAGTTCAGAAGCGAGATGGGACTGTAGAACCCTTGAATTTAGACAAAGTTCATAAGATGGTAGAGGAAGCATGTGAAGGGTTAGGAAGCGGTGTAAGTGCTTCTCAGGTAGAAATGAACTCAGGTTTACAGTTCTATGATTTGATTGAGACTAAGGACATTCAAGAAATTTTAATTAGATCTGCTAGTGATTTGATAGATTTAGATCATTATAATTATCAGTTTGTAGCAGCAAGATTATTGTTATATGCAGTAAGGAAACAGGTCTTAGGATCTGGATGGTTAACTGAAGGACATCCTCATGTTAAGGAACACGTACACGATTGTATAGCAGCAGGTGTCTATGATAGTACTATTGTAGATAAATATTCAGACGAAGAGTGGGACAAGATTGATTCTTGGATTGATCATGATCGTGATTATCTTTTTACTTATGCAGGTCTTCGTCAGGTAGTTGACAAGTATCTAGTACAAGATAGGAGTAGTAATGAAGTCTTTGAGACTCCTCAGTACATGTATATGTTGATTGCTACTACATTATTTCAAGAATACAAACCAGAAATTAGGTTGGACTACATCAAGAGGTACTATGACGCAATCAGCAAACACAAAATCAACATCCCAACACCGATCATGGCGGGAGTTCGCACCCCTCTACGACAATTTGCTAGCTGTGTTCTTGTTGATGTTGATGACACCCTCAATAGCATCTTCAGTAGTGACATGGCTATTGGTTACTACGTTGCTCAAAGGGCTGGTATCGGTATCAACGCAGGTAGAATCCGTGGGATCAACGCTAAAATCAGGGATGGAGAAGTTCAACACACAGGTGTCATACCGTTCCTCAAAAAGTTTGAAAGCACTGTCAGATGCTGCACTCAAAATGGCATTAGAGGTGGATCAGCGACTGTCCACTTCCCCATCTGGCATCAAGAAATAGAAGACATCATTGTTTTAAAGAACAATAAAGGAACTGAAGACAACAGAGTAAGAAAACTAGACTATAGTATACAGATCAGTAAACTATTCTATGAGAGATTCATAGAAGATGCAGAGATAAGTCTCTTCTCTCCACATGATGTACCAGGTTTGTATGATGTTTTTGGTACTGATAAATTTGATGACCTGTATGTTACATATGAACAAGATAGTTCAGTTCCAAGAAAAACTATTGGAGCACAGGAACTTATCTTAGATCTTCTTAAGGAGAGAGCAGAGACAGGACGTATCTATATCATGAATATAGATCATTGTAATGAGCACTCATCTTTTAAAGATAGAGTTACTATGAGTAACCTATGTCAGGAGATTACACTACCTACAGATCCCATTCAACATATAGATGGAGATGGTGAGATTGCATTGTGTATTCTATCTGCTATTAATGTAGGAAAACTACGACACCTTGATGAACTAGAAGAACTCTGTGACCTCGCTGTACGTGCCTTAGATGAGTTGATAGACTATCAAGGTTATCCAGTGGATGCAGCACGTTTAAGCACCCTCTCAAGGCGTTCTATAGGGGTAGGATTTATTGGTCTTGCACACTATCTTGCCAAGCAAGGTGTTAAGTATGAAGATCCTAAAGCATGGCAACTAACACATGATTTAGCAGAAGCATTTCAATACTACTTACTCAAGTCATCTAACACATTAGCGAAAGAAAAAGAACCATGTGGATATTTTGATTCAACTAAATATGCTGATGGGATTTTACCTATTGACACATATAAAAAGGATGTAGATGAACTTGTACCAAACAAGTTGAACTATGATTGGGAAGGACTTAGAGAAGAGATATACAATCATGGACTCAGGCATAGCACACTATCTGCACAGATGCCATCAGAGTCTTCTTCGGTTGTTTCAAATGCCACCAATGGTATTGAACCACCAAGAGATCTTATCTCAACTAAGAAATCTAAGAAGGGTCCTCTTAAACAAATTGTTCCACAGTACGCAACACTTAAGAACAATTACACGTTACTTTGGGATATGCCTGGCAATACTGGGTATATTAATATTGTTGCTGTTATGCAAAAGTTCTTTGATCAAGCAATTTCTGGAAACTGGTCTTATAACCCACTTCATTATGAGAACTCTGAGGTTCCTACTTCAGTAATGGCACAAGATTTGTTAACAACTTTTAAATATGGATGGAAGACATCGTATTATCAGAACACATATGATACGAAGACTGACATAGATGAACCATCTCATCCTATTGGTTGGAAGGATGATCAACCAGAAGATAATAATAAAGCGATATCCAACTTATTAACCGACATATTTTCAACAGAGGAGGAAGCCTGTGACAGTTGTGCTATCTAATGAACCGAAAGGTATGACAGTATTCAATACGAAAGCTGTTGATACTACTAAAGGACAGATGTTCTTTGGTCCTCCATTAGGAGTACAAAGATATGATAAGTTTAAGTATCCTATCTTTGATAAGTTAACACAAACACAGTTAGGTTTCTTTTGGAGACCAGAAGAAGTATCCTTACAAAAGGATAGGGGAGACTATCCACAGTTAAACAATGCTCAGAAGCATATCTTTACTTCTAATTTGAAGTATCAGATTCTATTAGATTCTGTACAAGGTAGAGCACCTGGTATGGCATTTGCACCTTACTGTTCTTTACCAGAACTGGAAGGATGTATGAATATCTGGCAAACTATGGAGATGATTCATAGTAGGTCATACACCCACATCATTAAGAATGTATATCCAGATCCATCAGAGGTCTTTGATACTATACTTGATGATGAAAAGATACTTGAACGTGCTGAGTCAGTGACCAAAGCATATGATGAGTTCATTAATTATGCACATGAGTATGATCAAAGTAACATGTGGAAACCAGATTGGAGAGAGTCTCCAACATCTAAATGGACACTTAGAGATTTAAAACGTAAACTTTATAGAGCAGTTGCTAATGTCTACATCCTTGAAGGAATTAGATTCTACGTATCCTTCGCTTGTTCCTTCGCTTTTGGTGAACTTAAACTCTTGGAAGGATCTGCTAAAATCATATCTCTTATTGCAAGAGACGAGTCACAACACATGACTATCACTCAAAACATTTTGAACAACTGGAGAAAGGGTGATGACCCTGATATGTTAGAGATAATTAAAGAAGAAGAGGAAAATGTATATAAAATGTTTACTGATTGTGTAGAAGAAGAAAAAGATTGGGCGAACTATCTATTTAAAGATGGATCTATTATTGGTTTGAATGATAAACTACTACAAAATTATGTTGAGTGGACTGCTAATCGTAGATTAAAATCAATAGGATTGAAACCAGTATATGATGTTCCTCTTAAGAATAACCCATTACCTTGGACAGCACATTGGTTATCCTCTAAAGGTATGCAAGTTGCACCACAGGAAACAGAAGTTGAATCTTATATGGTGGGTAGCATCAAACAGGATGTAAAGAAAGATACATTTGCAGGATTTAAATTATGATAAAAGATTATGATGATAGTAATTGGAGGTCTGAATACATTGATATTAAAGGCAGACAATTAACTAAGAGACAGGTTGAGTTATTAGAAAAAGGTCCCGACTCACTTTCATCCTCATGGATACTGGGTGCAATGCATAATGAATGGAGAAGGATCAAAGGTATAGTAGTAGATTATCCAGATGAAAATAATGGACAGTTACAATCTTCTATGAGTGAATGGGAAGAGAGTATAAAGAAGTATAAGGATAGCGGTATCTAAATAAGATATAAATATAGACGAATGATGAAAATTTTAGGATGGAAACCACCGCAAAGACCGCAGTGGGTGAAGGAGATTATGAGAACCCCTGGACCTATCAAGGTTCAACTTTTACTTCTGACGACATTGACGGTAAGTTCGGTTTCGTCTACAGGATTACTAATCTTCAAACTAGCAAGCAATACATCGGCAGAAAATACTTCGTACAAAAACGAAAGCCTAGAAGTGGCAAAAGTAAACGGAGAGTTACGTCTGAGAGTGACTGGAAAAAATACTACGGAAGTTCTCCAGAGCTTAAAGCCGATGTTAAACAATTTGGTAAACAAAACTTCAAGAGAGAAATCCTCTCCCTCCATGCAACCCTAGGGAAAGTAAACTACGAAGAGACTAAACAATTATTTTTAAATAATGTATTACAGGAGACTCTAGAAGATGGTACTCCAAAATATTATAACAGTAACATCTTAGGACGTTACTATAGAAAAGATTATTTTACAGAACAATGATTACAGTAAGATGCACTGCTTGTGGAAAGGAGTTGCAAGGACAATCAAGTAAGATTATTTGTTGTGGTTGTAGTAATATGACAACTATAAATGAGGATGTTATATCTGCAAACAACATGGATCTTGTTGTATTGTTACAAAACAATAAGAAAGTAAAAAAACAATCTCTTTTTTCAGAAGAAGATCTAAAATATCAAGAGAAGAGACGTAAAAGAAAAATTAGAAAATTAACCTTTGAGGAAAGATGATTAACCTAGATGAGAAGTTTCAATCTTACATTGGATCAGCAACAAAACGCTTCCGAATTGATGGAGTTGATGAACCTCTCATAGGTTATGGATTTCTTTGTGATGGAACTAACATCATTGGATACTGGGTTAATACCACAAACTATAAATTGCACTATAATATGAATGAGCAATTCCTAAAAATGGAACCTCTAAACACAGAAAAATGAAAATCTTTTTAGACACTGCTGAAGTAGAACAAATTATTGATGGATATAAAACTGGATTGGTTGATGGTGTTACTACTAACCCTACTCTAATCTTGAGATCAGGTAGAGATCAACAAGAAGTTATTGAAGAGATCTATCAAGCATGTCCTAACCTAGAGTCTATCTCTGCTGAAGTAGTAGCAGATACTGCTGACGAGATGGTAGAACAAGCACAACCTTTTATTGATCTTAGTGATAATGTTACAATCAAAGTACCATGCACACGTGAGGGATTGAAAGCTTGCTATGAACTGAGTCATGATGGTATACTTACTAATGTAACTCTTGTGTTCTCAGTATCACAGGCAATACTTGCTGCTAAGGCAGGTGCATCATATGTTTCTCCTTTTGTAGGTAGAGTAGATGATAATTCTTTTGGGGGTTTATGCCTTGTAAAAGACATCGCTAATACATATAAAAGACATGATGTTGAGACCCAAATTCTTGCTGCTTCTATTAGAAACGTCAGGGATGTAGGTAGAGCCTTTGAGTATGGTGCAAACGTATGCACTATACCAGTTAAAGTCTTTGATAAAATGTATGATCATGTACTAACCGAAAAAGGGTTAGAACTTTTTAACAACGATTACTTAGCTGCTATTAAAGAAACATGAAAAATTTTACCGTATACTCCAAGGATGGATGTCCATATTGCGAACAAATCACAGAAGTATTAGGTTTATCAGAATTGAATTATGTTGAATACAAACTTAATAAACATTTTGATCATGAATCATTCTATGAACAGTTTGGATCTGGTGCTACCTTTCCTCAAGTAGTATTAAACGGTGAAAATCTTGGCGGTTGTCAAGATTCTATAAGATACATGCAAAAACAAAATATATGCTGTAACGTATGATTGAACTAACTGAAGAAGAATTTAAAGGAGACTTAGACAAATATACTACACGTATAGAAAATGGTGAGGACTTCCTTATTAAAAAATCAAGTGGTGAAAAATATATTGCCACTGACATAACTAAATTTCAAAACCCTTGTGACATATAACTATGAGTATTCGTAAACACATTGAAGCAGCAGATGATGCTCTTCGCTTGGCAATCATTGAAGCAATTGAAAACAAAAGAGATGAACAACTTGAGACAATGTTTGAAGCTCTTGGTAAGGTAAGAGAATTAATTCTTACTACTCCTATTAGAAGTGTTGATAATGTTGTTAGTTTTTATAAGAATAAAGCAGAGCATGATTTTAATTTAGATGTTGTTGATGAGGATTATGGGTATAAATTAAATACTGACATTGATATCTCTACTAAACATGGCAAAGATCTTGACTCTATTGATGGTCCTGAATAAATTATAAATACTTCTAGCTTAGAAAAAGTGTCTTCAAGACTAGAAATATGTCAAAGTTACTTACCAATCAAATATCAAATTATAATGATAATGGACCTGTTGAAGTAAAAGATGGTGTGAATATACCAACTGGTAAACCGTTGCAGGCTGCTGGTGGTGCTGGAGCCAGTGGACAGTATTTAACTTCCACTGGTTCTTCTATTGCGTGGTCAACTCTTCCCACTATACCATCTGCTCAGGTAAATACTAATTGGAATGCCACTAGTGGTGTAGCACAGATACTTAATAAACCCACTCTTTCTACTGTTGCAACGAGTGGGTCTTATAGTGATTTGAGTGGATTACCTACATTAGTTACTACTCTTGATGGTCTTAACGATGTTAACACAGCAGGTTTAGTAACTAATAAAATATTACAATATAATGGTACTAATTGGGTAGTAGCAGATCCTGCAAGTGGTGCTGATGGAAATACGACTTATACTCAATCATCGGTTTCCGATTCAAGTAATGTCAAGTTAAGATTAAGTGGATCTGGTGGTACTGATGATGATATATTAATTACCGCAGGTACTAATATTAGTATTGGTAGTGTAACAGCAAATGGATTTACATTGTCCTCTTCTGGTGCTACTTGTACTACGTCTGATTCTGCACCATCTACACCTTCTGATGGAGACCTATGGTGGAAGTCTGATGAAGGTAGACTTAAGGTTTACTATGGTGATGGTGATTCTATTCAGTGGGTTGATGCATCTCCACCATTAGCAGCAGTTGTATTGGGTAACGCTCCTTCTACTGCTAGTTCTACTGGTAGTGCAGGTGATATTAGATATGATTCTGGATATGTGTATATTTGCGTTGCAACTGACACTTGGAAAAGGGCAGCACTAACAACTTGGTAAAATAAATAGAAATACGGAACACTAAAAAATGGCAATAGATTTTCCAGGCACTCCTAGTAATGGTGCTCAACATACAGCTAGTGGTATTACATGGACATGGGATGGTACTACATGGAAGGCAGATGGTGTAACAGGTAGTTATAGTTTACCTACTGCATCATCCACAGTTCTTGGTGGTGTAAAAATAGGTTCTGGAATTAGTATTTCTACAGGAACAATATCAAGTACACTCCAATCAGTTGTTGATTCTAATGCCACATGTACTAGCGAAGTATTTGTACAGAATAAATTATATTTTTCAAATAATTTTGCTAATTTAACTGCTTTAAATGCTGTTAATACTACCACATATCATGGAATGTTTGCACATGTTCATGCTGAAGGTCATGGATACTTCGCACATGCAGGTGCTTGGACACAGTTGATAGATACTGGTTCATCTATTGGAGAACTAGGAGATGTAACTATTAGTGGAGCAAGTAATGGTCAAGTATTAAAATATAACGGATCTGCATGGGTAAATGCTGCTGATGCAACAGGTGGTAGTTCTTATACTAATAGTGATGTTGATACACATTTAAACATCTCAAGTGCTACGTCTGGTCAAATTCTTAGTTGGAATGGTTCTGATTACGATTGGGTTGCTGACCAAACAGGAGGAGGTGGTAGTAGTCTTTCAATACAAGATGAAGGATCTGCTCTTTCTACTGCTGCTACAACATTAAATTTTGTAGGTTCTGGTGTTACCGCTTCTGGAACTGGTGCAGTTAAAACAATAACTATTGCTGGTGGTGGTACTTCTTACACTAATAGTGATGTTGATACACATTTAAATCAATCAAACCCAACATCAGGTTATGTTCTTTCATGGAATGGATCTGACTATGCTTGGGTAGCACAGA